GTCTTAAATCTATAAACTTTTTTCTAGCTTGTAGTGCCCACGTTTTATAATCTCCAGCTATTGATTTTAATTCATCAATTTCTTTACTCATCTTTATCAACCTTACCTATTTCATTTTCTATCTCCTCCTTCTCATTCTCCAATCCTCCAGCATCATCAAGCCTATATCTAAGCATCTTAGTCTTTATTATCTTTTCTCTTTCTCCTACTATCTCTGGATCATCGCTTATGTAGTCACTCATTGTATCAATATACTTAGATAGAAAGTTCACAGCTGCTTCTTCGCTAATAAAGTTACCTGATAAAGCTTTATCTAGAGAATTACATACTTTTTCAAGAGTCTCAGCAAGTTCTTTATCATCTTTAGAATTAACCTCATCCCATCCCAAGGTAACGCTATAAGAAGTAAAATTAGCTCCTACAGATTTAGCTGACATAATTAAAATCATTCTGGCTAATGTTTGCCACTGTTCTGTAAACTGCTCTCTCTTACGCCTTATTTTATTAACCATTATTGGCATTTGTTCTTTCACACTAGCTAACGCACTTGGGGTATGGACTCCAAATATAAATTCTGGTGTTTCTGATACGTCTACTATGCAATAGAATAAAAGTTTTAATAATATCTGAGCATCTCCTGTAGCGCTATTAACCTCTACAAATGAAGCGTCCTCTCCTTCCGTTAAAAATAATATTTCATGGCCATCAAGATTTACTTTACCTCCATCTTTCGCAAATTTTACTGGATCCTCTACTCCAAAGTTATTTCTTAAAAATCCTGCTACATCTTTGAGCTTTATTTTAAGCTTAGGTGTGCTATGCATTTTACTTCCCTTGAGAGCATGCATCATAACATCATGGTAAGCTTTTAAAAGTGGCTCTATAGGTTCAATATCTGACTGTCCAAACTTCATTGTTTCATCTGGTTCATTCTTAAAATGTACTATGGGAACAAATCCCCATGGATTTTGTATTTCACCTGGTTCCATCCCTTCTGGAATATCCCCATCAACCTCAATGATCCTCTTTTCTGCCGTTATAACTTGTCTAATCTTAGCTTTCTTTTTATTACCTTCTAAATCTGTCCATTCCTGTTCACTTTTTAAGATATATGCTATAGGTTCTTTTGTCGTTGAATCTAAAATTATATCATCTACTTCTTCAGGAGGAATTATATTGTACATTAGCATTACTGGTTTATCTGGATACAAAGGATTTTCTTTTTCTTCTCTAGTAATCCATATATAACAATCTCCTAATTTTAAAGCATTACTATGGGTCCTTAACATTTTTGAAGTATTATCTAGTATAAAATCATCTAATATTGGCTGTGCATTTTCATCTTCTGTAATAAAATGTGGTACTCCCATAAATCCTACTGTACTATTTATAATAGGTTTTACAAATGAGCTTCCCAATTTATAATCATCCTTTGTATTATTGTAGAGCTGCCTAGCCACTTCATAGTTAACTTTGCTTGAATTTAAAGAATAAACTCCACCATAAGAACCCCCTTCTGATCTCATCATTTCTCCACTAGGTTTCTTCTTAAAGAGACTACTAATAAATGATTTTAACCCCATATTCGTCCTCCTTTCAGTAAAGATAAATCACTAATTCCATTCTCAGCAAATGAATATATAACGGCATCTGCTAAGTCTGGTGATTCTCCTATTCTCTTTTTCATTTCCTCTTTCTTCTCAAGATCTATCCTTCCCTTAGAATCTATTCTAAACTTTCTGTTAGATAGCTGTTTAATGAGCTTATCATTATTAGGGAGTTCTATTGTGGGTTCTTTACCTTGTACAAAGTTAGTAAAATTCTCTTCAAGGATATCTCTCATATTTCCCCACATCTCGGCTGATTTATCAGAATAGTGTTCTTCATCATTAGCCTTAGAACCATTCTTGATTGGCATAACTTCATATCCTAATCCTTCTTGTCTTATAACTTCCCTTAGCCTATCAGTTACACCTCCACCAAGACCATCATCATCAACTCTTATTTTTACTTTGTTAATATGCTTATACTCATTCTTGAATTTATCTGTGGCCCTTAATATATTACCTGTGGTCTCCATAGTATCTTTTTTAGTATACGTTAATAAATCAAATACTTTATTGCCTATTCTAGGCGCTATAACTGATTCATCATTACCGAACCTAGCTATATCAGCTCCTATATGCAGAGTAAAGTTATTATGGATATTATTAATCTTTGTTATTGTGGCTGTTTCTGCATACTCAAGACTAATAAGAGAATCACTTTCCCCTTTAGGAAACTCTCCTTCAACTCTGACTCTCCACACATCAGAACCCTCATGGTATTTTCTTTTTAGCATTTCTATATTATCTTTACTAGTTCTTGGACTCTCTAATGATGACACTTTAAATGTTTTATATAAATCTCTATCTCTATTATGGCTATCGTAAAAAGTTCCAGATGTTCTTGTTGGATTACCACACATAAGCAGCTTATTTTCATATCCAGTTAATGTTCCCAATATAGCCTCCATAATAGGATCAGCTACACCAGATGCTTCATCAACTACAAACAACATATAATCTTCATGGAAACCTTGCATATTCTCGGGTCTAGTAGCGGTCTTAGCAGTAGCCCACCAACGTTCGCTATAGCCTTTCATATATATTTTAGTTTTAGTCCATTCTAATAGATTCTCTATTTTACTACTGGCTAACCACTTAGATATTTCAGCCCATAATACATCATAAAGCTGTTGTCTAGTTGGTGCTGTTGCAATAACTTTAGGAAATGGCCTAGTACATAAATACCAGGTAACAACTATACTCTCTAATCCAGTTTTTCCTACACCTTGGCCAGAACGCACACTAACTTTAGGACTTTGAGCTAAAGCCATTAGTACCTCACTTTGCCATTTATCAGCATGAAAATTCATCATATCCTCTGCAAACCACACCGGATTATCCCAATATGTATCTAGTAAAGTTATTAATGATTTATCCATTATTATCACGTCTCTTTGCTGCTATTTCTTGTATTGTATTTGCCCATAACTTAGCTTCATCAGTTTTATTATTCCCCCCAGAGTTTTCTATATCGGCTTTTAGCTTATTAATTCTAAGCTTCTGTTCTTCAGTAGCCATATCCCAATTCTTATGTAGCATTTTATCATACTGTTTTATTAAACTTCTTAACTCAGACATAGCTCTGCTTTGTGAATTAAGAAATGTAGCCTGTCTATCCCAAGCAAACTGAAATTCATATTCTATTTCATTAATTTCGCCATTGTCAGAGTAAGCTTCTTTTTTCTTTTTAATTTCTTTAATCATTTCATCCTTACTTTCAACATACATAATACGTTGAGCATTCAATATAGCAGCATATTGAATCTGGATGTTCTCCCATATGATATCTAATGGATCTTTTTCATCGATAGCCTTGATTATCTCTAAAGTACTTTCAGGAAGTATCTTTGAAAAGAAACCAAACTTCTCTGCATTCTTATTTCCTGGTGCTCCTCCAGGACCGCCTTTATTTCCAAGTGCATTTTTACTCCCACTCGGGGCACCTCGTTTCTTCTTTTCTTTTGGAGTACTCCGTATTTTTGTTTGGAGTACTCCGTTCAATTTCTCATTCCATTTATCTTTAACTTTCCAACCTGAGATAGTTTTTTCAGGAATATCTAAAATATTAGCGATCTTTCTATTTTGAATATTTCCACCATGCTCCTTAAAAATCTCATAAGCCTTATCTCTATCCGGACTTCTTTGCCTTGGCATGTTCTATTTTCACCACCTGACACTAATTAAAGTTCGTTTTGTAATTGCGCCATTTCTTTGGATTCCTGCTTTTTAACCAAAAAATAATGGCATTAGTATCTGGCGGAACTTCCTTCTTAATCTTCTTTACTCTTGAAGTCTTTCCATCCTTACTAGCCACTATCTCAGTCTCTTCATATTCATATCCTAAAGCTCTTTTAATTAACGCCTGCTCAACCTTATCCTCATAATACTCATTATTCTCTTCTATAATTTTCATGAGCTCTGGATAAGTGTTTTTCCATTCATTTAGAGTTCCAATACTTACATTTAGTTTTTTAGCTAATTCAGCCTCAGTATATCCTTGTTTAGATAATTCTTTAGCTTTATCCAACTTCTTTTCATCAAAAATATCTTTTCCTTTCACATTTTCACTCCCTTAGGAGTTTTCTTAGAAACACAAAAAAGCCCTTTAATTGGGCTTATCTTAACTCTCTATTGCAACATATCTTGGGTATTTATATCCTTCTGAATTTACTAATATTCCTTTTTTATTCTTGGCCTTTTTAATTCTTATACATAAAAATTCTCCTTTTTCATTTATTCCTCCATCATCTTCTGTTATCCAAGGTTGATCCTTAGTGAAGTTCTCTATAAATTCTTTATATTCTTTATCAGTTAATTCAATTTCTTTTGTTACTTTATAATCTATATTTCTTATTTCTTCTTCATCTTCTTTTTTCTTTAGTCCTTTTAGTTCCTTTAAATTTAATACCTTATTTCCAAATAATGCTTTCATATTCAATACCTCCGTGTTCTTTCGTTAGTACATTAATCACTCTGAAACACATTAATTGCAAGTCATTTTTATCAAACTAATTAAACTTCTGAATAAGGTATTTTCTCACCATCTCTCAATAAATAAACTCCATCTGATCCATATTGGTTTATATACCTTAAAACAATAACATCAGCATATTTTTTATCAACTTCCATGGTGTAGCATACTCTATTTAGCTCTGTAGCAGCCATTAAAGTAGATCCACTTCCACCAAATAAATCTATAACCAAATCATTTGGCTTACTACTATTTTTTATTGCCCTAGCACATAATGCTAAAGGTTTCATTGTAGGATGTTCAGCATTTCTAGTTGGTTTAGGTATTTCCCAAACTGTATCTTGTGTCCTATCATCAACAAAGTAATGTGCTTTACCTTCCTTCCATCCATAAAGAATAGGTTCATGCTTCCATTGATAATCTTGTCTTCCCATAACAAAAGCATTTTTAACCCAAATAATACATTGAGCTAATTTAATGCCTGCTTCTCTAAATGTTCTCCTGAAGTTTTCACCTTCACTATCTGCATGACAAACATAAATAGGAGCTCCTTCTTCCATATTCTCATAATAATTATTGAATACTTTAGAAAGGAACTCATAAAATTCATCTTGTGACATATTATCATTTTCTATAGTAAGTTTATCGGCTGTTGCACCTTCATAGTTTACATTGTAAGGCGGATCCGTAAATACAAGCTTTGCTTTTTGTCCATTTATTAATTTTTCTATATCTTCTTTTACTGTACTATCACCACACATTAATCTGTTTTTACCAAGTATCCATATATCACCCTTTTTACTTTTAGGTTCTTCTATATTCTCCAGCTGCTCTTCAATATCAAAATCCTCATCTTCCTGGATC